CGACAAGCTCAGCAGGTTCGGCAGCAAAGTCGGCACCGTCTCGGCAAACGTCGTCAAAGGCTTCGGTGTCATGGGCGCTGCGGCCGGCGGCCTGGCCGTCGTTGTCGGCAAACAGCTGTTTGACGTTGGCGAGGAACTGACCGCCCTCGACCAGAAGATCGGCACCGTATTCTCTGGCGACTCGCTGGACACTGTTACGGGCTGGGCTGACGAGGTCGCTGCCCGGATGGGCCTGACCTCGACCCAGGCGGCCGGCCTTGCTGCTAACGCCGGCGACCTGCTCAAGCCGATGGGGTTCACGGCCGACGAAGCCGCCAACATGTCGACCGAGATCATCGGCTTGGCCGGTGCGTTGTCGGAGTGGTCTGGCGGGCAGCGTGGCGTTGAGGAAACCGCCGAGATCCTGTCAAAGGCGCTGCTCGGCGAACGTGACTCGCTCAAGTCGCTCGGGATCTCGATCAATCAGGCTGAGGTCGACCAGCGTGCCCTGACGATCGCACAGCAAGACGGCCGTGACGCCATCACCGAGCAGGACAAGGCGCTGGCGACGCAGGCGCTGATCCTTGAGAAGTCGACCGATGCGCAGGAGGCCTACGCTGCCGGCGGCAACAAACTCACCGCAGCACAAAACCGGCTCAAAGCAGCGTTCGGCGAGCTGCAAGAGCGCCTCGCCCGCAAACTGCTGCCGTTGTTCGCCAAAGCCGCAGACATTGTCGTTGAGCTCATCGAAGTGTTCGAGGACGACGGCCTGGGCGGTGTCATCTCGAACGTGTCGCAACGCATCAAAGACGCGTGGCCGATGATCCGCATGCAGCTCGGCGTGTGGGCACGAGGCTTCGTGGATTGGGTCAGGCAGGTCGGGCCGCCGTTCCTGGCCGCCCTCGGCAACCTGCTGCTCAGGTTCGGCAGCTGGTTCATTGACGACGCCCTGCCCGTCATCATCGACAAGCTTCAAGAATGGGCACAAGCATTCATTGACTGGATCGGGCCGCTTATCCCGCCGTTCATCAGCACCCTCGGCGAGCTCATCGCACGGTTCGCGGAATGGTTTATCGGTCCCGGCCTGAACATGATCGTCACGAAGCTCGGCGAATGGGCTGCTGCGTTCCTTGAGTGGGTCGGGCCGCTGATCCCGCCGCTGCTGCGCGAGCTCGGCAACCTGCTCGTGCGCATCGGCACCTGGATCGTCTCGGTCGGCCTGCCGCTGCTCGCTGGCAACATTCGCAGCTGGGCTGACGCCCTCGTCGACTGGATCATCGACGTCGCGCCTGACGTGCTCATCGCTATGGGCGGCCTGCTGTGGGACCTCGGCAGCTTCATCGCCAGAACCGCACGCAACCTCGGCGAAGACCTGGTCGACGCAATCGTGCGAGGCATCCGAGCAGCGCCTGGCGCACTGATCGACGCTGTGAGCTCGCTGCTACCTGGCGGCGGTATCTTCGGCGCAGCTGCCGACTTCATCTTCGGCCGTGCAGCCGGCGGCCCGGTCAGCATCGGCAGCGCCCCGTACATCGTCGGCGAGTCCGGCCCCGAGCTGTTCGTGCCGTCCGGCTCGGGCACGATCATGAACAACAACCGGCTCGGCATGATGGGCGGCGGCGGCGACACGTTCAACATCACCGTGAACGTGCCGACTGGTAACGGCGACGACGTCGTGCGAGCCCTTCAAGACTACGTCCGACGGCGTGGAGCGATCCCGGTCCCGGTCGGGTCGGCCCGGTACTGATGGCACAGATCACGACGTGGGCCGTGAACGTCGGCCGGTACAGCGGCGCGTCGCTGTCCCTGACCGACCACGCCAGCCGCACCCTCGGCCTCAGCATCGACCAGCAATGCGATCCTGGCCAGCTCGGCACCGGCCGAGCCACCGTCACGCTCGACAACAGCGACGGCGAGCTCACGCCCGGCGGCTCAGGCACCTACGCCAACGTCGACTGGCTCACCTCGGGCCTGTTTCTCGAGGCCACTGTCGACAGCGTCAGCGTGTCCGTGTTCCACGGTGTCATCACCGATTTTGCGATGACGGATGACGGCAACGGCAACAGCGCCGTCACCCTGACCGCCCTCGACGTGTTCCAAGTCGTCGGCCGCCAAGAAACCCAGACGTTCTCGCTCGTCGGCACCAACACGGCATATCAGCTGTACCACATGACCAACCCGGGGTTCGGTCGCTGCCAAGTCCCGACGCTCGGCCTGTCGAGCATGCGCGCCTATTGGGAAGAGCTCAACGACACGGCTGCTGACGTGCCACACGACCTGCCCTCGGCGACCTACAACCTCGGCGACGTCATTAACAACAGCGTCATGCCGAACGGGCAAACGGTGGCGTTCCCGACGATCCTCGACGACGCCGGCACCTACTTCGCAAACGACGCCTGGATCGGCTTTACCGTCGACGGCCTGGCACGGGCCGGCGTGTACGCCACCGGCGATGTGTTCGTGTTCACCGAGTTCGACCCGATGCCGACCGGGCAGCTGCCTTTCCGGTCGCTGGTCCGTGACTTTCACGTCGACCTCATCACGAACGCTGCCAACATCACAGCGCTCAACGGCGGCACCGCCCAAACGTACAGCGACACGAAATCGCAGGAACGCTACGGAACCCGCAACCGCACCTACCAGACATCGTCGGTCGACGACGCCCAGGCGCTCAGAACGGCGCAGCTGTGGGTCAACCGATACTCATACGACGAAACGTTCGACATGACCGCAGCGGCGCTCCAGGTCAGCGACAGCATGGTGCAATCCCGCAACGCCGACGTCGCGAAGTGGCGTGGCCTGCTCGACGTCACCGTCGGCTGGTGGAACACCGCCAGCGTGACCTACACGCCGACCGGCGGCAGCTCCCGCACCGACGAAGTCATCACCGTCGGCCGCACGATCGACGCCACACCCGCCGACACAACCGTCACGCTCCGGCTACGCCCGCAATCCGTGTACCTTGCCTTCATCCTTGATGACACGGAGCGCGGCGTGCTCGACACGAACAAACTAGGATGAAGCCATGACTTTCGTTGCCGGCACAACGCTCACAGCAGCCAACCTCAACGGCGGCTTCGAGCGCGAGGTCATCGTGTTCACGTCAAGCGGCACGTTCACCAAGGCCTCGTACCCGTGGGCACGGTACGCCCGTGTGCGTGTCGTCGGCGGTGGCGGCGGCGGCGGTGGCGGTGAAGCACCCGCAGCCGGCGAAATCTCGTGCGCTGGCGGTGGCGGCGGTGCAGGCTACGCCGAATCACTGCTGACCGTGTCGGCACTCGGCACCAGCGAAACCGTCACAGTAGGCAGCGGCGGCGCTGGTGGGGCTGCTGGCGACAACAACGGCTCCGCTGGTGGCACGTCGTCGTTTGGTTCGCTGGTCGTTGCTACCGGAGGCGGTGGTGGCGGTGGTGGCACTGCCGAAGCTCCAGCAAACGCAAACGGCACCGAAGGATCACACGGCACCGGAACGGCAGGCGACATTCAACTCGCCGGCATGGAAGGCGACCGAGGCTTGGGGATCATTACCGTCGGCCGTGTCATCACCGCCCGAGGCGGCGCAACGATCCTGGCAACTCCGTCTCAAATCAGCTACACAGCATCGTCGGCGGCTGGGGCTGCTGGCAACTCATACGGCGGCGGCGGCGCAGGCGCAGCGTGTGACCAAAGCTCATCAGCTCAAGCCGGCGGCGATGGCGCTGACGGTGTCGTCATCGTCGAGCTGTTCGGCGGCAGCGGCGCATCATGATTGATCGGCTTCGAGCTCATCCTGGCCGGCTCCAGGCCGTCATCGTCGCTGCCGTGGCGCTCATCACAGCGTTCGGCGTGAACTGGTCAGCCGAGCAGGTCGCCTCGGTCACGGCGTTCTCAGCGGCCGTGATTGCGTTGCTGCTCGAACCGCCGACCAGAACAGAACGGTGACCCGCCTCGGCGGCCGCCCGCCCGCACCGCTCGTTCGGTTCGAGGAGTGGTCGAAGCGTGGCCGCTGGTGGCCGACCAGCGTGCGCCAACCCGGCCCGGCCGCCGCTGTCGTCGTGCACCACACCGTCACCGCCACATCGAGGTTCCCGGCCCAAGACGCGCAGCGTGTCGAAAACGTGATTTGGGACCGCCGCTGGACTGCCCGCTTTTCGTCGCTGCCCTATTCGTACCTGCTGCACCCTGACGGCACCATCCTCGAGGGTCGCGGCGTCAAGTTCCGCAACGCAGCCAACCGAGCCACCCGACCCGACGTGAAACTGTCGAACGGCAACACGCTCAGCGTTGCGCTGATCGGCGACTACCGTGAAGGCCGTGACGCTGTCACGCCGGCGCAGCGCCGCTCGTTCAACTGGCTCACCCGCCAGCTGTCCAACGAGAATCATTTGGGCCATTGGCGCAGCGTTGTCGCTCACGGCGCACTCTCGTACACCGAATGCCCGGCCGAAGCTCTCGCCGGCCTTCAACAAACAAACATCATCACCGACGTCGAGGACCACAAAGACATGCTGCACACCGTTGTTTCGACCACGAACGGCAAGGTATGGGCCTGCTCGAACGGCAAAGCCCGCCCGATCAAGAACCCCGAGAACTGGCTTGCCACGTTCGACGGGCCGATCATCCGAGCCGATTTTGCCGAGCACGTCGTGCCTGATCTTTACGACGTCATCGCCTAACATGCCGATATGC